CAGCCCCAACAGTCTGCGTGTAAATCGGTTGCATTGCAATTGTCATTTATGCCCCCGTTACTGAGCTAGAGGTGATGCCGTAAAGGTCAAGGCGAGAGTTAGCAGCAAACTGTGAATCCGTGCCAACTTGAATTGATGTAATAGCAGACAAATCCAACCAAGCCTGACTTGTTAAAGCAACTGCGCCATAATTAGCGGTTCCATTATTATCTGCTCCGCCTATCGCCCTTACTGTCTTATTTTTATTTGTATTGGTGTAATCTAAAATGTCTATAACGGATGCGCCGTAGTTATTGGCAATAGAACCAGCATCTGAAACTAGACCAATAAGTGATAATTGTGAAGTTGATGTTCCATTAAATGATGTAGCGGTGGCACCATTACCACTTAGTGAATGGCGGTATCCATAATTCACACCGCTACCACTAAATTGAATGTATAGAGAACCGTTGTACCCACCATTGTTAAAAGTAGCGCGACCAAATACGCGCAATTGCAAATGTGTGAATGTTTGTGGAATGGATGAGAATGTTCCATAAGTAAATGCTGAACTGCTAGTGGCAGATGCTATCCAGACCATACTCACGATGACACCGCCCTGATTCCGTAGAGGGTTGCAGTTGAGCCTGCAACCCACGAATCTCCGTTAACATCAGATATGTTTAATGAATTTATTGCAGCCGTATTACGCCACAATTGAACACCTAAATCTGTTGTTCCGCTGCCGTTCAAATCTGATGCCACTCGACTTATGCAAGTTTTAAAAGTAGATGTATTTTTGTAATTCAAAATATCAATTGCCGCTGAACCAAAAACACCAGCCGTACTTGTGCTTGCTGGGATAATTCCAGGATAAACACCAGTAAAATTCACTTCTCTTGTTGAAGATGCAGCAGAGCCATTACCAGTTAATCGTGTATAAGAATAAACTGATGAAGCATCACCATTGAATCTAATAATAAGATTAAGTTGTGAGCCAGCAAAGTTTGATCTTACAAAAACTACTAAACGCAGGTCTTGATAACTTTGATCTATATTTGAGAAAGTTACGCTTCCACCTGTTCCAGTAAATGTAAAATTAGCAATCGGCACCATCGCACCATACTGATTGCCAGCGTTCATACTGGTATAAACAGTGCGTGGTGTCTTTACCGACCCAGCACCCGATAATTCATAGACTCCCATTTAAGCGATTTCCACGCCTGAGATGTGAAAGTTGATCGTGGTGGCAGATGCACCGCCAGTGATGGTTTGAGTGGCAGTTAACGGTTGCTTGATGTCAATAACTGTTGAGTCATTGCCACCAACGGCGATCAAGGTTCCGAAGTTTGTGCCGCCAAGTGCAAGGGTAAAAGTACCCGCTGAAGCTGAAGTATTAGTAATAACAATGTTTGTTACCACGGTTACAGTTGCACTTGGCACTGTATAAAGTGTTGTTGCGGTGTTGGTTGTTGCTGCTCCACGAAAGAGCGCCTTTGATGTAGTTGCCATTAGTTACAACTTTCTTTTTAGAGTGCTTGCATTATTTGTAGAATTTCAATGTCATCGCTCCAAGCCAAACCAGTGCTGGTTGAAGTATCAACAATAAGGGCTTGGCCATTGCTGCCGATTGGCAGTCTAGCAACTACAGTTGAAAATGTTGCAAGATCACCTTTTGTTGTTAGTGCTGAAGGTCCAGTAGCGCCTGTCGCACCGACTGGGCCAGTGGCTCCGACTGGGCCAGTGGCACCTGCAGGTCCAGTTGCTCCAACAGGTCCAGTTGCTCCAATAGGTCCAGTTGCTCCAATAGGTCCAGTTGCGCCATCTACACCTGCAGGTCCAGTTGCACCTATCGGTCCAGTTGCTCCAATAGGACCAGTAGCCCCAACAGGGCCAGTGGCACCAACAACGCCAGTAGGTCCAACATCTCCAGTTACTCCCTGCGGTCCAGTTGCACCAATTGGTCCAGTTGCACCAGTAGGTCCAGTAACTCCAACATCACCCTGGATGCCTTGAATTCCTTGCGGTCCAGTAGCACCTGTTGCACCTGCAGGTCCAGTTGCACCTACAACGCCTTGAATACCTTGAGGACCAGTAGCACCAGTTGCGCCTGCAGTTCCCGCAGGCCCAGTGGCACCAGTTGCACCATCTGCGCCATTAGCACCGCTTGCACCTGCAGGTCCTGTTGCACCGACTGGTCCTGTTGCACCTGTTGGGCCAGCAACTGTTGAGGCTGCACCTGTAGCACCAGTTGCACCGATTGGTCCAGTTGGACCTACTGCGCCAGTTGCACCAATAGGTCCTGTTGCACCTGTTGCACCTGCAGGACCTGTTGGCCCCACAACGCCTGTTGAAACGATTGCAACAATAAGTTGATGATTGTTTGCAAAGTTAGTTGTGCCTGTTCCACCTGATGTTGTGAGCGTTACAGGAACTTCAACATAACCTGTTTGCATTGTAGGTGTTGCAGATACTGTGAACTTTTGAAAGTTATCAGAAACATTCTTGTCTTGAACAATAAGAATATCGTTTGTCTTGATTAAAGCTAAGAAGATGTCAACATCTACGCCATCTGAATTGATGTGGCTTATGTTGATCTGTGTTGCAGAAATCTGTGTTGCATTGTTCCAAAGAATATCGCCGTTTGCTGGCGCACCTGTTGTTGCAGTTGTATCTGCCAAATAGTCGTAATAATTTGCACTGCCACCATCGGCACCTGTTGCACCTGTTGAACCTGTAGCGCCAGTTGGACCAGCAACGCCAGTGGCACCGATAGGGCCAGTTGCCCCAGTAGCACCGATCACACCTGTTGCACCTGTTGGCCCTGGCACTGTTGAATCAGCGCCTGTTGGCCCTGTTGCACCTGCGGGTCCAGTTGCACCAGTTGCACCAACAACGCCTTGAGAACCTGTTGCACCTACTGGGCCAGTTGCACCCACATTTCCTTGAATACCTTGTGGCCCTGTAACGCCAGTTGAACCTGTTGCACCAACTACGCCTTGAATTCCTTGTGGACCAGTTACTCCAACTGGACCTGTTACGCCAACTGCGCCCTGGATTCCTTGAATACCTTGAGGACCTGTTGCACCGATTGGACCAGTTACACCGATTGGGCCAGTAACACCGATAGGACCAGTGACACCGATAGGACCAGTTGCACCTGTAGCACCGCTAACACCGATTGGACCAGTAACACCTGCAGGTCCAGTAGCACCTGTTGCGCCAACAGTTCCTTGTGGACCTGTCGGCCCAGTAGGACCTGCAACACCTTGTGGACCCTGAAGGTTTGAAATAATAACTTCGGCAGGGCTTGCAATTTCTGCAATTACACTTGTTGTGCTTGAGGATACATAGACGATTGAACTCATCGAGTCACCTCTGGACTAATGTTTAGTTCACCTTGTACCAAGCGGGTAACTGTTGCATTTGATGCAATCAATTCAAGGTCATAAACATAAGTGCCTGAAGGCAAAAGTGTTGTTTGAACTGCGGTTTGATCTAAGCTGATTGTGCCAAGCGCTCCACCAAGAGTAATTCCCCCGTTGCTTGTTGTGAGTGAAAGGATAACTTCAGTATCTTCAACATCAACGCGTGCTGCTAGGCGAGCAGTATAACCAGTGAGGTTGACTGCAACATTGTTAATTTTCCAAGTTAAAAGAAGATTGAAAGTTGCCCCTTGTTCAATCGTGAAATCTAAGGTACCTGCCGCCATTATGTTGCTCCCAAAGGGTTAGATGGAATTTAATCTTTGAACTTGGGCTTGCCAAATCCTACTATAAAAACTGGAATTGATTTTTTGAATTTGCCGCTATTTTTGACTTTGTAGGCACGCTTTTTTTGGCACACTTGGCCACCATTGCGTTGATCGCCTTTGACATCAGGGCTGGTATTGCCTTCAATAACCCACACAATGCCCTTTTCAGCATCCACGCGGGCAACAATACCAATGTGACTAATACGATCTAACGAATCTGCGGGAAAATCAAAAAAGGCTAAATCACCAACTTCAGGAACTGCTACTTCAGCTTTTTGAAAGCGGCCTTGTTTTTCAAATGCTTTTGCGCCAGCAAGGGTTGAAACGCAGTTAGGAATCTTGAGGTCAACGGCAGATGCGCAAAAGTTAACAAACGACCCGCACCAGGGCAGAAAGTTTGCCTTCATAAACTTGCCGTACTTTGTCTCGTTTTCTTTGGGGCCTTCAATTGTGCCGATCTCGCCCCTAGCGGTTATCACAAATTGATTGCGTTGACCCATTTACTTCTTCTTTGTCTCGTTAAATGCGCCTTCAATTTCATTTTTGCTTAACTTGCCATCTGCAATGTAAGCCTTAGCGAGTGATTCGCCGACCTTAGCAACTGCCAATAGGCCAGCAATACCTGCAGCCGTAGCCGCTGGCACACCAAAGAGTGAGCCTGCACCGATTGTTGCAAGTGCTGACACATAGAAAACTGCAGCCAAACGGATGAGTAGTTTTTTAGATTCTTTCATTTGTTTTCTCCCTTATTTCTTTGCCAATAGGTCAAGCACAATGTCCATTTGTGTTTCAAGGCGATTAACTGCATCTTTCAAACTGCTGCCACCATTGGGCTTGAGTTCGTTGAGGTAATGCTTTACAAGCCATCGAACTGCCCCTGCAAATCCGCTAACGATTGCAATAATAGAAACAATAAGGCCTGCCCAGTTTGCTGGTGTCATTTGCGCGGTTCTCCCGTTATGAGTTAAGTGATGTGAGTTGTGCTTTTAGAACTGCGTTTTCTTGGGCAAGTACGCCGATAGTTTCACGCATATTCTTTAATACTTCTTGAATATCTACTTCCTGCTCCATTTACTTCCCCTCTAGTGCTTGGATTCGTGCTTCTTGTTCTTGAATAAGTGCCAACATTGCTGGCAAAATCACGCGATCATTCCAAGATTCAGGACCTTTTGTTTCTGAGTAATCGCAAGCAATTGGATAAATTGCATCCACTTCTTCAGCGATAAAACCAGGAATCAATACTTCAGCTCGATCATCAGTTGGTGTCACATAATCTTCATTGTATCTAAATGCTCGCACTGGCAGATTAAGAAGTTTCTTAGGGTCATATTCAGGGATGCTTACCAAATCAACAATATCGTGCTTGTATCGTTGAGATGATGCGGTTGTATAAGTCATACGACCTGAACCACTTGTTACCCAAAATCCATTAGCGGCAGATGTAACATTTGTTGCAAAAGGTGAGAAAAAATGTGTTTGAGAAGTTGTATTTCCGCTAAAGATTGCTTGCCCAACAAAACTTGAATTGCCTGTGACAATGAAACGCTCACCTGTTGCTGGTCCACCGCCAATGTTTGCATATCCATAAAAAATGGTGTTAGAAAGTCCACCATCAATAATGCCATTTGAATAAAGCGTGAATCCACCTGAGCCGCTGAGATAAGTTGAGGCAAGTGTAAAACCGCCAATAGTTCCTGAAACCGCAGCCAAAGAAACTGTTGCGCTCAATGTTCCAGTAGTGATATTGCCAGCAGCAATTGTTCCTGCATATACATATGATGATGAAATTTGAGTTGAAGTAATTGTGCCAGCGGTTATCTTGCTGGCATCTAAAGAACCAGCAGCAATTCGAGCTGCAGCCAAAGTTCCAGTTGAGATATTGCCAGCGTTGATGTTTGAAACGGTAATTACTGAAGCATCAATTGTGCCTGCAGTTAGTTTTGTAGCAGAAAGACTAGCAATTGCATTGTTTCCAAGCGAAAAAGCAGAAAATGCCCCACTTGTGTAACGATAAAATCTATTGTCATCATCAGTATCAAACCACAAATCACCCTCTGAAAATGGCCCAGTTGTAGGCATTGTGGTTTGGCGGTAAATCTTGTTTTTGCCATCTGCCGTAGTCTGCGCTGCAGTTGCTGCTGACTGGGCAGCGGCAATTGAAGTATCTTGCACCGAAGTCCACGCTGAACCAGTGTAGTAATACAACTTATAGCCATCATCGGTATCAAACCAAATATCGCCTTCGGTCATACCTGAAGTTGGGGCAGTTGTTTGGTAATAAGCCTTTGTTTTGCCATCTACTAAAACAACAACATTTGCCACATCTTCAGTCGTGGCTGGCACTACTGGCACAACATCTGTAACTGTAAAATCTGCAGTTAGCGTTACTGTGATTGGGGTATTAGTGATTTGTGGACATAATGGCATCTGCTACCCCCTAGATTGTAATTGAATAAGGGTTGATGGCTGAAGTGGTATAAGAAACCATCCAGTTGTTTTGGGTAATGTTGTGTGCCATACCTTCAACCACAAGGTTCCATTGAATAGTGCGGCCATCATAGGTTGTGCGTACAACGCTCACCTGATCGGCCAATTCTGTTGATAAAAAGTCAGGATAAAGCAACCCATAAGTGCCAACTGCCAAAGCGTTGAAATCAATGCGCTCAACATAGGTATCAGGTGTTGCCAACTTGCGTGATTCGTACAAAGCTAAGTTTTGAGCATTTGAATCAGTAGCAACTGGTGCATCAAAAACAGTTTTAGCAATGCCATACGCGCTAACGCTAGGGTTGTATTGTGATGTGTATTGCTTGGCTTCACCACGATTAACAATTGCCTGATTTACAACATAATAAGTGCCAGGGTTGGTTAAAAGTTGCATATAACCAACAGTATTGCTTGCCTGATTGTCAGTAAAAAGCAACTGGGTTGGGCGGCTGAATTTATCGGCCAACGGCACCAATGTTGCAACGCCGTTGCGTGAGATATAGAAACGGCCAGCAATAGCATCAACTGCCTGGTAAATCAGCGCCATACAAGAACGATTTTGAGTTGTTGCTAGCATCCCAACAGTGCCAGTAAGTGAGCGTGAACCGCCACTTGGCCATCCTGCATAAGTTAACATACGGCCAACGCGTGTGGCTGCGGTTTCGGCAAAAGAACTTGTGGCCAGTGCTGGTGCCTGGGCATCGGCAATGTATGCAATGCCATCAACAAAAGTCATTGTTGAACTAGGGGCTTCACCCTGGTTAACTCTTGTTTCTTCAAGAAAACCGTAATAAAGGTTATAAGGTGTGCCACCGATTGTTGCCACAATGCGCATTTGTAAGCCATCGCGCAAAATGTTGGTACCTGAAACGACCCACGGGTTTGAAACGCTGGTGTTGTCGGGGTCGTAATAACCGCTTGTGTTGTTGAAAACCACAACCGAAATGCCTGCCTGATCGCGTTCACTTTGGCGTGTTCGACCACGGCGAATATCAATTTGAATTACATCGGTTGTTGTTACTGAAGTCCAAGTTCCGCTTTTTAAGAATTGAACCGCAATTGCAGGTGAGGTGATTCCGTCAAAAGCACTCATAATCTGTCAAACGCTCCAACAGTTCCAAAGCTACGGCGAGTTGTGCGTTCAATGCCATTTACAATGGATGTTACTAAATCTTCATTGCTCACTACTGAACCAGCATTGTTAACAACTACATTTACGCCGCTATTTGGCATATACAATTTGCCACCCTGACCAACGGCAAGTGCGGTTGAGCCTGAAAGTGATTTTTGGCGTGCAAGGTTTTGGCGCACCGCTTCGGCGTTGATTTTATCCTGCATTGTTTGAGCAGTTTTAAGTGCCTTTGTTGACTTATTCAAACCAGTTGTGAAATCTTCAAGGCCTTTAACAACAGGTGGCGTGTATGGGTCAACGCTAAAGTCGCGATTGTTAGCATTACCACGGGGGCTAATGCCTTTTTTGCCAGCAACTGCTTCAGGCTTCATCATATTGTTGAGCGTGTAAGCACCAAGTCCAACTGTTGCAAGGGCTGCAGCACCTAAAGCAATGCTCACACCTGATGTAGCAAAAGCATTTGCAATTGCGGTACCAATTGCAGTTGTTCGCAACAATGCCATCGCAGTTGTAATTGTTCCAATTGCAGTTACAAATGCAGCAATTCGACCTACCGCAAACATTCCAACGATAAGCGCCGCCATACCTTTAACGATTCCCATGTTGTTTGCACACCAGTCAGAAAAGGCAATTGCAACAGTTAATAATTTGAAAGCCATTTCAGCAGCAACCTGAAAACCTGCTGCCAACTTGTCTTTGTTGAGTGCAACAAATGCTTCAATCTTAGGTAACAATTGTGTTGTTACTAATGTCGCAAACTTTTCCATAACTGGCAAAAGGGCATAACCTAAAGTTTCCATAACTTCGCCAAATGCAAGCTTTAGCCCCATCATTTTGCCTTCAAGAGTTTCTGCGCGAGTAGCAGCAGCACCGCCTGTTAGTTTTGAAACCTTATCTGTTATCTTGCCAAAGTCTTTTGTTGCTAATGTTGCAGCACCAATACCAGGTACAAGTTTTGTAATGGCTTTATATTGACCCTGACTTGCTTTGATAATTGCATCAGATGCGGTGGCCAAATCAACACTTGCAAAAGCGCTTACATTGAGTGCAATTTGCATTGCCTCTTGTGCTGCAGTAGTTGAATTAAATGCTGCCGCCAATCTGCCAAATGCAGGGCGAAGTTCATCATCTGCAACCGAAAATTGCTTTTGTAAAGCCGTAATGTGGCGTTCTACACCAGCAATTGCATCATCGGTTGCACCAACAGTATTGCGCAAAGAGTTAGCAAGAAGTGCTTGTGATTTTTGATCTGCAACGGCAGCTTCAACTGCATCCTTGCCAATTTTAACTGCAAAGGCTGCTGCCGCTAATGCTGCAACTCCAAATGCTTTTGCAGATTTTTTAGCAAAGGCATCAAAACTTTTACCAAGTTTGCCAATGTCCTTTGATGCAGCCTTTGAACCTTTATCGGAATACTGGGTAAGGATGCGGGCAACAACTGCGCCAACTGCCATTTATGCACGCTCCTTATTCAAGTGTTTTTGTAGATCGGCTTTTGCTTGTTCAAGCGCATGAGCTACATTTTCTTCAATTCTTGCTCTGTCTTTATCTACAACGCGCCATACTACACGCGAAGCCTTACCAAATCTATTGCCAATTGTTCGCAGGAATTGCGCACCTGAACCCCCGCCAAATCCTGCCTGAGTTTTACGGCCAGCAGTTTCAAAAATTGCACCTGCTGCAGACTTGTTAAGCAAAGCACCAGCACTTGTTGTGTAATCACCACGAACTTTGCCCTGGGCTTTTGTTTTAGTAATCTTTGATTTGATTTCTCCAGCGTTCCACCCAGGCCAACCAGCACCACCGCGAGTGCGGCCTTTGGCAGCATCTGCCTTACGCCAGCCACTCATCGGTGGGTCCTCACTGATTAAACCTTTTGCATCCCGCTCTGCGCCTCTTAATTCGTTATTGATAACTTTATTGAAGCGTTTAACCGCATCTTTATCAAACTCTTTAAGCGCATCCAAAGTTTCCTTGATACCTGTAAGAACAATTACTTCATCAGCCATTGGCTTTAGCTCGTTCCTTCATATAGATCGTGATTGCTTCAAGGATTCCTTCGGGAGCATCTAACAAATCATTGATGGGAATACCAGTTTCAACCGCAACGGCTGCAATCGTATAAGTTAAACTGTTGCGGTGGATTCGAAAGAACTATCACTGTCCAGTTCGGCGCTAACAATAGTATCTAAGAATTCAGGGCCAAAAAGTTTAACAACAACTCCATTTACCTGCATTGCTTTCCAAGCCAACCAATAGATGTGTTCAATTTTTTGTTGCTCACCCAACAATTTAGGCATACCTGCACCAAACTGTTGTTCAAATGCAACAATAATGCGAGGTGTTAATTTGTATGACACCTCAAGGCCTTCGGTTGTCTTTACCTTTACTGCTAATCCATCCATCTTTTCCCCCTTAGTAGATTATGAAATTGCTTTTGTAATAACGCCTGAGATTGGCCAAGTTACACTTGCAGTTACCAATTCACCAACGGCACCTGAAAGTGGTTGCCATTCTGCGATTAAAGCGTTAAATGTGTATTTTGGATTGCTTGCACTTGCAGTTGTATTTACTGGGCGAATTTCCATTGCTACCGCAGTTCCAACAGTTGATGTTGCAAGTGATGTGCCATTGATAAGTTCTTCAAGAGCATTGTCTGCAAAATCCTGATTGAATTCAAGAGTAATTGAATTATCAAACAATCCACCAACGCGTGTGCGAGCTGATGAGCCGAGGCCCGTGGTTTCAATAACATCTACGCTTGAACTTAATGAAACTGAAGTCACATATTGAGAAATGTCGTTGCTTGCGTAAAGAACATAAGCATTTGTTAAAACTAAACGAGCCATTTGTTAAACCGCCTTTGTGATATTGCCTGAGATTGGCCAAGTTGTTGAAACTGTTGCAAGTTCTCCAACGGCACCTGAAAGTGGCTGCCATTCTGCGCACAAGGCTGAGAATGTGTAGCTTGGGTTGCTTGCACCAACTGCTGCTGATGTTGGCTTAATAACACAAGTTGTAAGTGTTCCAACAAGTGAAGAACCAACTGCATTGATAGTTACTTCAGGTCCTGATGTTGCAAAATCCTGATTGAATTCAAATGTAACTGAGTTATCAGCAAGCCCACCAATACGAGTACGCGCACCAGCAGAACCCATACCTGTTGTTTCAACCACATCATCGCTAGTTGAAAGCGCCACGCTGGTAATAAACTCACTGAGATTGATGCCGTTGATTACAACTGAAGCATCTGTTAGGACTAGACGGGCCATTATTTTGTTTCCTCTACTGTTGCTAGTTTGGTTTGTGCTGATTTCTTTATGTGTTCGCCTGCAACTAGGGCATCTGCGTTAAGTCCTAGATCAAGCAATTCTTTATCTGTAATTGTTTCGCCTTTTTTCTTCGCCTCGAAATTGTCCGAGGTAACTGTGTAGCTCATTTTTCTCCTTATCCCCAAACGGTGAGACGGTAACGGTATGAAAGAAATACAATATCGCCAGCGACATATTCGCCAGCCTCTGCAGAAGTAACTCGCAAAGTATTGCAAGCACCGCCAAGAGTTAGATCAGATTCAATTGCTGCCTTGATTGAGTAAGCCCCGCTACCTGCAAGGTACTTATCAAGTTCGTTTTGGCCTGAACGCTCACTAAAGCGCTGAACCAAAACAACAACATCTAGGTTTGCCTGGTCAAGTCCACGGGCATTGTTCAAATCAAAGGTAAAATCTAACTGGCCAACAATGGCTGCAGGGGCAACTGGCACGCTAGGAACCAACTCATAGGTACGCATACCTTTAATCGCTTCTAGGTTGGCTTTTAAGCCGTTTCTAACCTCACTTGGCAACATTATACGGCCAAGCCATTGTTCTTGCGTAGGGGGCGCAGCAGTGCCTCAACATCGGCATCTAACTTTGCAGCCAAGCGAACTGTTCCCAAATCTGTGTTGCCAGCAATTCCAAATGGTGATTGGTTACGCAAGAAAAGGCGTGCGGCTTGAATCTTTGCTGCGGTTTTTACTTCATAAGGCACTGCACTCCACCCAAAGATGCCTTTGATGCGAACAGATTGTGGCAATAGTTGTGGGAATACATAAGAACCAATTGCCAAGATACGAGTAAGAGGCCAACCGCGTGAAGGATTATTGATAGGTTCAAACATTCTGTCTGAAATAGTCCAAATTGTTGAATAGTTTTGATCAAAATAATCATCTGTTGCTATCTGTGAGAGACTCACAAAATCATCAACAGGCAAAATATACCAGTTGTCAGGTGTGTAATAACGAGTTGCAGGCGATAATTCAGTGCCATCCTTGTAAAAGAAACGGCCACAATAATCATCTATTTGGCGTGAAGCGGTTGCAATAGCCATTTCAAGGGCTGCATTGTCAATTGAATCCTCAAGATTGAGTGCATCCTTAACTTCATTCAGGGTTACATACCCGTTAGTGATCGCCACGCGTGGTTCTCGTTTCTACTTTGGGAAGCATTGCGCGTTCCAGTTGTGGAACGGCGGTAGCGGTTTCCTTTGATTTTACCTTAATTCTTAAAATTCGTTTTATGCGTTCCATATATCGTGCTGCCTATCATCTAACCAGTAGCTCTTTGAGTGAGGCAGTATCGCGCCCGTGTGAACATAGATTGGAAAACCTAGCGAGCGAACACGGCGGCAAAATTGTAAATCTTCGCCAATCCATTCACCGTTGATAGGTCCATCCCAAAACCAGCACCAATCTTTACCCTGGTGTGGGTCGGCATCTGCCTGAATTGCCTCAAGAACGCTGCGGTGGATTAACAAACATCCAGTGCCTGCGGCATCTACTTGGAAAACTGAATCTTTATCGTATTTGTTGAGTGGCAAGAAGCCTTCAGGGGCATCTTCAAAAATTGTTGGCACTGGTTGTGGGTATGGATAGCCTGTTTCAAAACTGGCAAATACCAAACCTGCTACAACTGGGCGCTCTGTATCGTGCGCCGTTTTAATTAATTTATCAAATGCTTCAACAGATAATTGCTCATCTGAATCCATCATTAGCAACCAATCAGATTTGGTTTCTAAAAACTGTTTCACCAAACGATTGCGTTGCTTTGAAAGCAAACCTGAACCCTTGATGCGAACAAATGGGCCAAGTCGCGATGATCGTGATTGAGCAACCTGAATCAAGCTAAATGCAAACCCGCCGTTAACTGTTCCTGGGTCACAACTGCCAATTGAAACTTTATGTGCTGATTTCATAGATTCCCCCGAATCATTTAAGAAGTAAGAGGCGGGTTAGTCGGGGGAGAAAAACCCGCCTCTTACAATTTTTAACTTTCGATTAGAAAGTTGGTGCTACCAAACCAGTGCCTGAAATAATTGAGGCTGCTAGTGGGTAACGCCCTGCAGTGAACGCGCCATAACCATAAACAACTGTCTTTAGAGTCAATGACCCTGCAATTGTCTGATCAAATGAAAGCGCGAATGGTGAACCAGCCTGCTCCCATAGGTGCATTTCAGGTGCTGCAACAACATAGATTTCATCCTGGTTTGTTGCTGCGCCGTATGCTGTTCCAACATTTGCATCAGTAACAACAGGTAGGCCCATGATTGAGTAACCTGAGTTGCCGTATTGAGCTAATCCTGCGCCTGCTGCAACTGCGTTCATTGGGCCGTTTGCAGTTGGAACTGCGATTGGGCGGCCTGTTGTGTCTGATGAAGCAAGAATTGCTGCTAGACGGCGTGGGTGCATGATGATGTGAGTTGGTGCAATGAAAACATTGCTCTCAACTTGCTGGTACGCATCTGCCAACTTTGAGTAAAGAAGTGCAGTTGTTGGTGTTGTTGCAGTGTAAGTAACTGCATTTCCACCAGCATTGCGGATACCTGTAAACTGACCATTTGAGCCTGTTCCATTGAGAACCTGAGCATCAACTGTTGTGTGCCATGAACGGATTAGGTCAGCAACAACAAATGTGTCAATGCCTGTTCCTCTTTCTACGGCCTGGCGGCTTAGATCAGCTTGGCCTGCAATCGTGCGTACAGGGATGCTGAGCAGGGTGTCATCAGGGTCCGTCAATGAAACTGCAGTGTTCTGAGTTTCCTGAATTGCAGTTGATGTTCCTGTTGTCATGCGAGAAATTTCCAATGACATACCAGCAGCAGGCAAGGTGTGCTTGCTTGTTGCGAAGTCTGCAGTTGGACGGCCTGCGCGTGCAAATGGTGCAGCAAGGTCAACAAGGTATTGTGGAATTACGAGGCCAGCAAAGGCAGTTGTTCCTGCTGCGCGGCGCTCAATTGATTCTTCCTTTGTGTGGCGTGCTAGACGCTCTTGTGCTGCGTAGTCATTCTTGAATTGTGCGTTGAACGCATCCTTCACAAATGAAACTTCACCCTCTGCTGAGTATGTGCGTGCTTCGCGTGTAACAGTTGTTCCACCAACAGGTGTTACAACTGCCTTAACTGCTGCGCGTGCCTCTGATGCCTTAGCATCTGCAGTTGCCTGCGCAGTTAGCTTTTCAATCTTTTCATCTAGTGCGCGTGATTCTTCAACAAGGGCATCAACCTTTGTTGTTTCATCTTCAGTTAGGTCGGTGCGTGATTCTGCGGCTACTGCCTCAAGAATTGCATCCATTTCAACCTTAACTGCATCGCGGCGCTCTACTACATTGTCAAAATATGACATTTAGTGATCTCCAATGAGTTGTGTGAATGTGGGTTTGAGGTGGTGGCGATTCTGTTCACGGCGCTTTTAGGGTGTGAATGTCGCTCCGACTTCGATCTGCTACTTTTGTAACAGAAACTTATTTTGTGTTGTTAATAATTGCTTGAGCAAGGCGCAGTGAAATTGAACGACCTGCTGCATCGGCTGGCATACCTGTTGGCTCTAACTCAACTTCAGGTTCTTCAACTTCAACCATTGGTTCAAGTGTGTTAAGTCCAAGAACAACCTCAAGCATTGTTTTGCCTTCTTCAAGTGAATCATAAGAATCTGAAATTTTATCAAGAACGGCTTGAACAACAATCATTGATTCGCCATCTAGTGCGCGACCTTCTTTGATTGCATCAATTGCATTGCGCAGTGCCTCACGCGCTTCAACTGTTGTTGTTGGGTAGGCAGGATAAGTAACCACTGAAACATCTCCATCTGCTAGTGAAACCTCAGTAAGTGTGCGCACTGAGCGATCTTCATTCCATTTTTGGCGAATAACGCGAAACGCAAAACTCATTTGGTCAACATCTCCGCGCTCAACTAATTTGTAAAGGTCGCGACCCTCTGTTGTATCTGCAATTTCTGCATCCATATACAAGCCACGATCATCTTCGCTAAGTGTCAATGTGCCATTCTTTGTACGAGCTAGTGGCAAACCTTCATGGTTGATAAGCAACCGAACATCAGGTGTTTCGCTTAATGTCTTACGAAAAGCGCCAGGGGCGATTGTCTCTTTGAACGGTAGTGGAACGCTTGCATCATTAAACACTGCAGCATAACCGCGCAAGCGCATTGTTCCATCTTCGGCTTGGCGTGCTTCAACATCTTGTACCGTAAATGTACGGCGTTCAATTTCTTTCACTTTGCTCCTTGAGTTAACTTCCCCGCCTGGTTCAATATCTTCAGAGATTGAAACTGCAACCATCTGATCTATTGCTTCTTGTTTTGTATCATGGCAAATAAGTGTTGTATAAGAACCATCTGATTCTTGTTTTACTGTTGCCCATCCTGAACAATCGCTTTGCTTATCTGAAACAAAATAGGGCATTACTTGACCTCGTATGCTGCGCTTGGATCGGCTGGGTCAATCGTTGAAATTTGTTGCAACTGACTTGAAGGCAAACCAGTGTGCTTCATATCAGGCAAGCCAACTGCCTGTGTTACCGCTGCTGGGTCAAAGCCAACTTGAATTAAACTTGCTGCAATCTCAGTGCGTAGCTTGAGGCCAACATCTTTTGCATCTGCTGCATCAATGTTTTGCAATGGAACGCGGTACTGATCGCCAGCCTCAATTGGTGCCATGTCCTCGTAAGCGTGAACATCATTGAGTGAAAGGAAACCTTCACGCAATCCCTTTGTGTAGGACTCATAACGCTCAAGTGTTGTGCCGCGAAGTAGCGCATCTAAATTGAAACGAATAAATCCGTCCTTTTCAGGCAACAATGATGACATAGCCTGTTCAATACGCTCCAAGATTGGGCGCAATGAATACTGAACAAATGAAAGGTTTTGTGCTTCAACTGATGCAAATGACATTGCACCAGCAACAGGATGGCCAATCAATGCCAATGGAACGCGGAAAATTCTGCAAACTTCTTCAACACTAAAGCGCCTTGATTCCAAAAGTTGAGCATCTTGGGCGTTGATTGTTAGCGGCTCAAATGATGCACCGCCTGAAAGGATGCCAATTTTGCCTGCGCGGTATGGGCCAACATGGGTTAAGTTCCAATTGCGCCCAATGTCTTGTGCCTGCTCTTGTGTTAACTCACCAGGAACTGCGATCACACCACCAGGGTTTGCTGCGTTTCCAAAGTATGAAGCGGCATAAGTATCTGCTGCCATTGCTGCACCGATAGTTGTTCGGCAAGCCGCAATTGGTGAAAGGCCATAAAGTTCGCCAGGCAAACGGAAATCAGGAATGTGCAGAATGTCACGAGCGCCAATTTTCTGCTCATACAAGCCCTGCTCATCTCTAATCTTTACGAAATAAAGTAAAGGTTCCCCTGGTGCTTGGCGTTCAATGCGAACATTGCGTGGGTCAAGCACATAAGTTTCCATGACTTCATCGTTATCATCACGAACCAAAAGAATAAATGCGTTGCCATTTAGTTTGAATGAGGTAATGATCTGCTCATAAAATTCCATTTTTGTTGTTTCAGGATTGGGATTTTGCACCCAATTTGGAACTTCACCATAAACTGCAGCGTAAGAAAGGCGAGTACGACCACGGCGAACATAGGCGCTGACTGGCAAAGATGAAACTGTATCGGATAAGAGACGGATGCAAGAATAAACAGTTGACATTCTGATTGCAGTTTCGTCATCAACAACTACACCTGCCAAACTTTCATAGGCAGGGCGGCCTGGAATCAGCGGTTCAATAAATTGATTATTGCCTGAACGCTTCTCACTATTGTTGCGAAGTCTGTTAGATAAACTCATTAGTTAGCCTTTTCTGTAATCCACACTAGAAAAACACCTGCAACAATTAAAGCTAATGGCACTGAAATCATTGCAAGGCCAGTTGTTGCAAGAGTTACACCCACAACTTCAACTGCAACTGATAGATCAATTTTCTTCATTATGCTCCCTATACCTGAATTGAAAAATACCTAGCAACTGGTGGTGGCGGTTCGGCTGGTTGTGTAGCGCGATCATAACCAAAAATTGAAGCAACGGCGGCATCCACCTTACGCCTGCTACTTGCTTTGGCAACCATAACACCACGACTAGATTGTTTTGTTACGCAGTTTGCAATGTGGCGTGCAAGGCGTTCATCTCCATCGTGGGTGAATGATTCATTCACAACGGCTTCGTAGAACTTTTGTGTTGCGGGTACCATATTTGCAGCACTGTTGGGGTAACTAACAACTGGCAAACCTTCTTCATCAAGAACCATAAAAGTTCGTTGCCATCTTGCTGGGTCGAATACGATTTCTCTAACATTGAATCGTTCATCTCTGAATGTGTTAACAATCGTTTGTTCAACCTCTGCAACAGGGATGTGCCAACCTTGTTCAGCATCATCGGGGCGTTCCCATAATCCAACAACCATCAGGTGAGGCTTTTCGCCACCCAATAACCACATCACTAGCGCGGTTGAGTCATTTGAAAACGCACCATCAAAAGCCAAAATAACTTCTTCGCCAGGTTCAGGAAATCTATCTGTGTCTTTCAGCGCTTCCCAAGCACCAGTTGGCAACCACGCAACTGAAGTATTTACAAAACAGTTCAGGCGCTTGGTGCGAAACTCAGCTTCAGGCGTACGCAAAACTGCGCTTTGCATTTCTTCTTTATCAAGTAAATCGTCATAACCTGGGTTTGCCTCTTGCCACAATGATTCGTCACGGTGATCGGCTTCAGGTTGTGTTGGTTCCCACCACGAAAAGAAAAATGATGGGTCTTTTTTCTCACCCTTTACAACCTGTTGGCCGTATTGATAAAGCGAGTAACAAAGAGAATCTTGGCCGTTGCTTTGTGTTTTAACACCTGCCGTTGTGATGCCCAAGAGAAGCGAATCGGCACGCGCACCACCAGCAAGGCTAAGAACATTCCACAATTCCCAAGAAGGCTGGGCGTGAACTTCATCAAAGATTACAAGCGGTGAAGGGTTGAGGCCTTCTTTTGAATAAGCCTCTGCGGAAAGTACGCGGTACACGCTGCCTTTATCTTTGAACTCAATGGCATCGCGGTAAAGCGTGAACATTGATGATAATTCTTCATCTAGTTCAATCATTCGCTTGGCAGTACCAAACACAATGCGTGCTTGGTCGCGGTCTGCCGCGCAAGAATAAATCTCTGAACCATTGCCGCCAAGTGTTAAACCAGCCAAACCCATTGATGCGGCCAAAGCTGATTTGCCATTCTTGCGTGACATTCCGACCAATGCGGTGCGGTGTCTAAATCTGCCATCTTCACGGCGGGCAAGAGTGTGCTTCAATAATTCCTTTTGCCATCCGCGCAGTTCAAGCAACTTGCCTGCAGGGGATGCAACAGAATCTTTTGTTACTCGACAAACGGCTTCGGCAAAGTTTGCATACAACTCGCCATCGCCACGCATCTGATCTTCAATTGGCACTGGCGTTAACCAGCGCGGTGGCCAACCTAGAACATCAGCCATTCTTTTTTTGCTGCTCTAACAACTGGGCCAACTTGCCCTTAGCCGTTACTTCAGCAACCCCCAACTTACTGCGATCAATTGGCGTTAAGCCAAGCAATGAAAGCAATTTAATAATGTCACCTTCAACGGTGTTTAACATTCCGAATAACGGGTTTGCATACGCATAACCTTTGTCGGTGAAAAGAACAAACTCGGATTGAGCCATCTTTGCCTGTAGCTCGTGCTTCTTATCCATCTTTTCACAAAGTTCAATAAGCAATCTGCTATCGCTGGTTGCAATCCACGGTGCCATCTCGCGCACATCGGCCCAAAGTTTTTTACCGTTATCGCTCAAATGAATTGGCGCATCGCCTTTGATTTGTGGCAACGCAATCACATTCTTTAGATCAGGCAGTTTCTGTTTGCCTGGGTTTCCGTTCTTGCGTTTAACTTCATTCGGTTTTGCTGCGCTCACTTGTTTCCATTCGCTCAGGAATCTAACGCCCCCGTTAGTTTCGATTACCTTGCTTTTTCAAATTCGGACATTTCAGACAAACCAGTTCAATCCACCCAAATCCCCCCACCCAAAAAACATCGGCGATGTGCGTTTGCA